ACTATCCTCTTCGTCGGCAGCGTCAGATGTGTATAAGAGACAGCTGTCCTCCCTGACCGATGCCATGCAGCAATACCGGCTCACGGGCACGTCGCCGATGGCCAACTTTTTCAATAATATGGGCATCGGGCGCGGCGACAACGCGATGCAAGCCTACATGAAATTCGTGCAGTTCGCGCAGGCGCACGCCAATGATGTGCCGTTGATCAACCTGATGGGTCACGGCATCGGCCTCGACCAAGGCACCATTGACGCGACCGTGCAGATGAAAAATCTGGCGACCGTCAACGCGGAAATGGCCAAATCAATCCACCTGGGCGTCGCTGACGAAACGATGGCGAAGCGGATGCAGCAATTGCAATCCGACTTCACGGCGCTCGGGCAGGCGGCGGAGTTTGCCGGCCAAAAGATGCTGACCGACCTTCAGCCGCAGCTTTCCAAATTCTCGCAATGGCTGACCGAGGAAATCGTCAACAAGCCGCAGATCGTGGCCGGCGTTACTGCTTTGGTCGCCACGATCGGCACGCTGGGCGCGATCAGGATCAGCGCATCAGCCATGGGGCTGACCGGGGTAGCAGACGCCATCGGCGCGATCTTTGCGACCATGAGCCGGTTCAGCGTGATGGCGATGCCGTTGGCGCTGAGGGGCGACACGATGCCGGGCGCATCGGCAGCCAACGCGCCAAGCTGGGCGAAACCGGGCGGGCTGTTGGGGCATCGCATTGCAAACCTTGAAGGTCCAATACAGCCGCCGGCGGCGGGATCGGCGGCGGGCGGAGTTATGGAGCGGTTACGGGCGTTTTATCGGGCCAAGGGCCTAAGTGACGCTCAGATCGCCGGCATCCTTTCCAACGTCGCGGCGGAAAGTGGGTTCGATCCCAATCAATCGACTGACGATGGCGGCAAGGAAGCTTATGGCTTGTTTCAGCACCACGACACGCGATTAACCGCGATGAGAGCGCAATACGGTCAGCGGCCGACCGTCGAACAACAAGCGCAATTTGCGTGGGATGAGCTGCATTTGTCGGAAAAAATCGCGATGATGGGCCTGTCTCAATCGCGCACCCCGGCAGAAGCGGGAGCCGCTTTCACGCAGTTTGAGCGGCCAGCCAACATGGCGCAGCGCGGCGCCAACCGAGGGGCGGCGGCGGCGCGATTTATGCCGTCCTCCGCTTATGGCCCAAGGGCAGCTCCGGCATCCTCGCCCAGCATCAACGTGGGCGCAGTAACCATCAACACTCAGGCGTCGGACATGCGCGGCGCGGGCGGCGATCTAGGCAGGGCGCTGGCTGATCAAATGGTTCAGCAATCAAACCGAGGGTTGCAGTAAAATGGCGTTGGTGCCGATCATTAAGCCGACTTACCCAAACGTGCCGGATGCGGATGGCGTGCCGCCTTTGCTTCGATCGGTTGCTGGTGTTCAGAACAATATCGCGTTGTTGGCCGGGGATGCGCTGTCGATCCTGGCGCTTTTTGATACTCCGCAATGGGGGCTGTTCACGGCAGATGGTGCGCCTGCTTTTGCCGGTCCGACGTCAGCCGGGTTGGCTCGGGTGCTGGAAATACTAGGGCCGGGTGGATTGTCGGTTGGTGAGATTGAGTATCGCCAGGAATTTCGCCTTTCCTCGGCGCCGCAGGAAGCTGGCGCGTTTTTGTCCTACAACAAAGTCAATTCTCCCTTTCAGGGCCGGGTCACCTATATCGTCGGCGGCACGGCGGCGCAGCGCGGCGCGTTTCTCGGCATTATCGAAAGCGTGGAAGCCTCGCTGGATTTGCTGTCGTTGGTGACGCCTGAAAAAACCTATCCATCTGTAACGGTGGTGCATCACGATTATCGGAGGTCGGCACACGCGGGCGTCAGCATGTTTGTGGTCGATGTCTGGATTGAGGAAGTCAGGATCACAGGCACGTCGGCATTCACAACCACGACAGCGCCGGCCGGGGCGTCTCCGGCCAATGTCGGTGCCGTTCAACCGGGCGTGCCAACAGCGGCGCAATCTGCCGCGGTTCCAGGGGGGGCTCCGACCTGATGCAGACCGTTCAATTGCAGCCGCTGCCGTCGCAGCTCGTGACCGTCACCCTGGCCGACCAGCCTTGCACGATATCGGTCAGGCAAACCGCGCAGGGCATGTTCCTGAGCTTGCTTGTCAACGGGGCGCCGATCATCACCGATGTCGTATGCCTTAACGCGGTGGCCATTGTGCGCTCGCCATACCTCGGGTTTGTCGGCGATCTTGCTTTCATCGACACGCAGGGATCCATGCCGCCATTCTGGACCGGGTTGCGCTCGCGGTGGTTCCTGGGCTATTTCGCGCCGTCTGAATTGGGCGGTGTCAAATGACGGCATCCTTCAGCAAGAAGCGCCTGGAAGTTACCATAACGCTCGGCACCGGGTCGTTTGGCCAGACCGGCGCGAACACTGTGAGGCTTGCTGGCAAGCGAATGGTGGTGTCTATTTCCAAGGCTGGATCGCCGTCCTTTGATACCGCATCGGCGCGGATTTATGGCGTCACCCCGACGGTAATGAACGCGGTTTCTACCCTCGGCGTACCCTTCGCAATGGTACGGCTTGAAAACACCATGACCATATCCGCTGGCGACGATGCCGGTATGGCTGTGGTCTATCAGGGCGCGATCGCCAACGCTTGGCAAACCCTGGACGGTGCGCCCGACACATTCCTAAACGTGACCGGCATCGGCGCGCTGCAGGGCGCTATTGTGCCCGTGCCGCCCACGTCCTACCCCGGTGGCGCCGACGTCGCGTTGATCATGGCCAGCCTTGCCAACCAGCTCGGTTATGCATTTGAAAACTCCGGCGTGACCACGCAGATTTCCAGCCCATACCTAGCTGGCACCGCTGTCGATCAGGTGATGGCGCTGGCGCGGGCCGCCAATATTGAGGCATACATTGACACCGGCTCCGCGCCGAACACCCTGGCGATCTGGCCTAAAGATCGGACGCGCGGCGGGCAAATCCCGCTGATCGATGCCAACAGCGGGCTGATCGGCTGGCCTCAATACAATGACGCAGGCATGGGCTTTAAATGCCTGTTCAACCCAAATATTCGCATCGGTGGGCAAATCCACATGAAAAGCGAAATAGGCGGCGCGGCGGCTCCGGCCAGCGGCGCGACGCAAGCCCAGGTTCAGCAGGCTGGTCCGAACGGGACTTGGTACGTGCGCGGGCCGCTTACCTATGAACTATCCAGCGAAATGCCGAACGGTCCGTGGTTCTGCGATGTCATGTGCAGTCGGACGGTCGGGCCATGAGCGGCGCGCTTCCTACCGCCGGAGGCTATCGGGGCGCGGCGTGGCAAAACACCGGCGGCAACAACTTCAACGCGATGTCTTTTCTCGTGCAACAGATCATCGCGGGCAAAGCTTTTGCGGCGATCGTGCAGGTCAAGTCGGTTACGGGCGGCGGCGTGGGCACACCCCCAATCGTGTCGGTTCAGCCGATGGTCGCCCAGGTCAACGGTGCGGGCGAACCAACACCGCACGGGACGATTTACAATATTCCGTGCTTTCGGCTCCAAGGCGGCAACGGCGCGGTGATCCTTGACCCTGCCGTGGGCGACATCGGCCAAGCCATCATTTGCGATCGGGATATCTCGGTCATCAAGGCGACAGCGGCGCCGGGCGTGCCAGGCTCGTGGCGACAGAATGATTGGGCTGACGGGTGCTATTTCGGCGGGTTTCTGAACGCTGCGCCGTCGCAATTCGTGCAATTTGGCGCGGGCGGCATCACGATTACCACCACAGGCACGATCACGGTCAACGCAACATCGGCGACCGTCAACGCGGCAACATCCACTTTTCAAGGCAACGTGGTCGCAACGGGAACAATCACAGGCGCGGCGATCAACGACGGCACTGGCAGCCTCGGGGCGCTTCGCTCGGCATACGATGCCCACAAGCACCCAGGCGTCACCACGGGCGGCAGCTCGACAGGCACAACGGACACCCCGGTATGAACACGCTCTTGCTTGAACTCGACCAGTGGGATTTGGTGCTTGACGCATCGAACAATATTGCGATGGCAACCGATCCTTATGCCGTCGCCCAAGATGTCGCGTCATCCTGCCGGGTGTTCCTCGGCGACCAATACTATGACACGTCGGTTGGCGTGCCGTATTTCCAATCGATCCTTGGCAAACGGCCGCCGTTGTCGCTGGTCAAGACCCAGCTGGAAGCTGCGGCAGCGCGCGTGCCCGGGTGCGGATCGCCAACCGTGTTTTTGAGCGCATTGAATGCCCGCACGCTTTCGGGCCAAGTACTGTTTACCGACACCAACGGCAATGTGCAGGCTTCAACATTCTCCGCCTCCACTCTGCCGCCCGTCGCGGGTTATTCCGGTCTGATCGATGCGGGCGGATGGGTGCAGGTGGTCGATCAAAGCGGCTGGCCTGTCGTGCCGTCGGGCCTTCTGGCCGGGGCGCTATGGAGCAATGGCGGCATCGCGTGCGTGGTGCCCGGGTCTATTCCTGACCTCACTCGACCGATATTTTTCGACGCCATGACCTCGACGCTTTTGTTGGCCACCGGCGGCGCCAACGCACCAATTTCCGACGTCGGCCTTCCTCCTGGCCAAATATGGGCAAACGGTGGCATTCTGTCGGTAGCAGGAGGCTAGGCCATGAGCGGTTCGACCAGCGTGCCACAAATCCAGTTCACCGATACCGGGCCGGTTGCGCCCACCGAGGCTGCGATTGTTGCCGGGCTGGGCGCGGATTTCAACGCAGCGTTTGGCGGCAATTTGAACCTTGACCCGTCGACACCGCAGGGCCAGCTGATTACGTCGATCGCGGCGATCCTCGGCGACAACTACAACACCCACGTCGCGCTGTTCAATTCGGTGGATCCGGCTTTTGCAACCGGCCGGATGCAGGAT